CCCACTTTCGTGGGGCTTTACTGAACAGACCGTCCACAAGACGGACCTGCCTCGGACAATAAAACTCCGAGCTTGTTATACGGGACGCCTTTAGAAAGCGTTCTTCTATGCCTGTTTGGTGTGCCAATTCGGCTACCAATCTAAGTGTCCGCGTTTCGCGGTCCCTGCCCTCGGGCAGATACTCAACCACGGAGGTGTACTCAAATGACGACCGGCTCGAAGGTACAGAATAAACTGTACCCCAACCCGTACATCGGTGGCGTGTTCGATGGCACGCGTTACTCGCGTACCTGGACAGGCTCTGATTGGACGGTTCTCCCGAAGCCGGAGAAACCTCCTCTGCTCGATCCGACCTTTCTTACCAAGAAGGGCCGCCGTAAGGTCGCTGCGGATATTCTCGCGAATAACCGCTACGTGATTGAACAGTGGAAGCGTAACATGGCTTCTTACAGGAAGCGTGTCGTCAAGCGCCAGCGCGAACGCCGATATGAGCATCACCCTTACAGCTGTACTATTGTATCGTCGGAGGATTCTCCTCTGTACGCTCAGTATGCCTACCCTCCTGCCGCGGGGCAACAACCCCAGTGGCAGGATAGGGTTAAGGCGGACTGGTCCTCGTATGGTTCTACTTCTAGTAGTTTCATACCCTGGACCGCCGAAGATGATTACATCCTCGCCGAGAAGCTGAAAAGGAAAATCATAGGATCCTCTTTTAATTTGGGGATCTTCGCTGCTGAATCAGAAATGGCCCTGAAAATGATATTTAACGCCGCGAGGCGTTTAGCAGGTGCCATGGCCGCTGTCAAGAAGGGCAACCTTCTTCGCGCAGCACGCCTACTTCGACCTTCCGGATCCGCCACTCGTCGTGTGGCGCCGTTCGTCTCGGAAACGAGATCGATGGCGTCTCACTACCTTGAGTGGACGTATGGGTGGGCACCTCTTATCTCCGACCTCCAGGCCGGTGCAGAGATGCTCGCACACATGAACAGCATGCCTTATCAGCTTACCGTTCGTGTTAATCGCCGTAAAGGCGGTTCCATATCCTCCGGTTCCCCGTCTAACGCGAAAGACATAGGGGGCTGTAAATCGTCGAAGCAACTGATCGCCTACCTTCGCGAGGTAGATGTACCCCAGCTGATCGGTCTTACCAATTGGCAGAGCGTGGCCTGGGAGGTAACTCCCTGGTCATTCGTTGCCGATTGGGCTATCCCTATTGGGAACTACCTTTCAGCTAGAGGTATCGCGAGTGCTCTAAAAGGCACTTTCGTTACCACGTACTGCACCCGAACCGAGTGTACTGGTCGCGAGCTTTTACCCATTCCGGGTCGCTTGAACCGTACTCTCGTTTCTGGCCCCTACTCTTATAGGAAGACTACCGTCGACCGTACCATAAGTACGTCGTTGAAAGTCCCCACGCCGCAGGTCGTCCCCTTTGGGGACGTCCTTAGCTGGAGGCGAGCCGCTAACGCGGTCGCTCTTCTTATTCAGCAGAGGGTCAAATGATGGTTGAGCAATTAGTCCTCATGGACTGGCCCTACCACGGTTACGACTGGACCTACTTCCCAGTGGTCCGTCTCCTGGTAGTTTTTCAAACCCTCCCTTCCCAGGGAAAGTCCCCTTTCTTTCAAAAGGATTACTACCATGTCTGCTATTGCAGCTATCACGGTCTTCGACGGGGCTACTAGCCCCGTAAGCCATACGCTGTCACCGATTTCGGTGACCCGCAACTCTGGAGTGATCCAGGCGTTGTGGCGCGAGCTTATCACGACGGTTCCGACGGAAGCTCAAATCTCCGTCCAGACCCAAATGGAGACGCTCAAGAGTGGTGTGGTCCTCGTGACCAGCACGACCCAGGTTCCGATTATGGAATCGATCTCGGGACAGAACGCGGCCGGCTATACTGCCGCGCCGAAAGTGGCGTTTGTTGACAAACGCGTCACTCAACAGTTCCACCACCCGAGGTCCACTGTCGCTGGGCGGCGCCTTATTCGGCAACTCGACGTCAACCTCCAGGGCAATATCGCCACCTCGGTCGCTCCGGTTACCACCGGTCCGCTTCCTGAGATGTTCGATCTTCAGGTCATGCCGACCTGATGCCCGCCTCCCCCTCCCGGGGGTACGTGCCTGGGTTTATTCCTAGGCTGGACATAAAGATGAGGTCATACCCATGCGGTACAAACCTATGCGTGTATTTACACGTTTCGATGAAGTGGCGTCCACTGAGGAAACTAATCATTTCCTTAAGTACCTCAGCACAGTTGTCTCTCTCCGAATAGAGGACCAACTCCTTCAGGAGCGGGTCTTGGGCCTCCTAGGCCGTGAAAATTGGAGAGGGATCTGTGAGCTTGAACTCGACTATGGCTCGTTAAGAGCCTCGGACGTCTTCAATGTTTCCCAAGTCAAGGCTTTCTTCCAAAAGAGGGAAGATCTCGACCTGGGCATTGACCGTGCGGCCATGGCCGCCTCGAAGTTCAAGAGCGCAGAAGAAGCTTGTCGCGAGACGAACCATCGCCTATACCTTCGCAACCGTGGCGTCTTTTCACTGACGCCACGCGTCGAGCGAGTATTCTACTCTGCTCAGCGTAAAATAGCAAGGATTCTAGGCGACGTGCCGTCTCTCGGCGAGCTTTTCCACGCTTCGGCTCTGGGGCTAATACAAACATTACCAAAGCCCGCGCTTGCCCGAGAAATAAACTTGGGCTTGATCTGCAGGTTTCTAGCGAACTCCTTCCTTATGCTACAGACGTCCTGGAGGAAATGCCAGGATGGACGCGTAGGGGCCCCGACGGTGATCTCTCCCGAGATTATCCGTTGCCCGCTGTGTCGATAGCAGTGGGAAAGGTGGAGTTCGTCCCGAAGTCTTGGAAGACTCATCGGGCCATTGTAAAGGAACCTTTACTCAACACCATGTGGCAACTTGCCATTGGTGATTGGATGGTCCCGAGGTTGAAGAGATGGGGTTGCGACCTTAAAGATGGGCAATCGCTTAACCGCGAAAAGGCCCGCTTAGGTAGCTTAACCGGCGACTTAGCAACGCTGGACCTCAGTAGCGCGTCGGACACGATATCATCGTATCTCGTGTTCGAGCTTCTCCCCCTCGAGTGGTTTGATTTCCTCTCGAGGTTCCGAACCGGATCCGTCCGGCTCGGTGATGACGTTATTCGTCAGGAGAAGTTCTCTTCAATGGGTAACGGTTTCACGTTTCCATTGGAGTCACTCATCTTCTACGCTATAGCCAGCTCCGTTTCGAAGCAGGCTTACGTCTACGGCGATGATATCATCGTCGAGACGGGCGCAGTAGATCTCTTGGTTGAAACTCTGACAGCGCTCGGTTTCGCAGTTAATGCGGATAAGAGCTTTGTCAAGGGTCCCTTCCGAGAGTCTTGTGGTGGCGACTACTTTCAGGGAACCGACGTTCGTCCTGTTTTCGTGAAGAACAGGCTGTCTTGCGCCGACGTCTTCGTGCTAAGAAATTTCTTCTTCGCGCGGTACGACGACGAAGTCACCGCTATCCTCGACAGCCGCATTGCCCCGCAGATGAGAATCTACGGGCCTGCGGGTTATGGGGACGGCCACCTTCACTCACGTGATGGTGCGTGCTTGCGACCTCGCGGTCGGAAGCATGGTTGGCGAGGATATATCTTCGACACCTTTAAGCTCTCTCCCAAGACTTCTTTTGAAGTTTCTCGGGGGGAAGCGGTGCTCCCTTGCTACTCGGTTTACGCTTCGGATCCTTCATCCGAACGTAGGCGTTCCTACTTGATGATCCCTCGGGATCAGAGAGGACGGTTCATTGGGTCACAAGCCCAAGCGAATTACACTTTTGTGGAAGCTCCTCCTTCACATGGGGAGTTTAGCAAGGACGGGTATTCGGTCGTGTTGCCGGGTACCCACGGATATAAACGAATGTCGATCTATCTAGCGAATCTACCCGATAACATGATCGGGCGCTAGAACCCGGGCCCGTTTTGGGCCCGGTAGGAGGACACATGTCTATAAAGTGG